AGAATTCAATTTACTCAAGATGAAATAGAAAAGGCATATAATGAAATCTGTACTCTTATAGAACCAATTATAAGTACAAAGAATATTGATGTATCTAAATCTCATAAATACTCTTAGTTAAGTTAAACTTTAAGTGAAATGGGACTCGTCATCGGACCTTCAAAATCACACTCTAGTTATGTACCACCTGGTTCTCCTGAATTAGGTTCTACTATTTGTGGTGGAAGAGTATTTTGTAAAGTTGGAAATGGTGTTAATGGTATTGCCTGGATTGTTGCACCAGCAGTAACTGAAGTGAGTGCAACGTGGAATGGTACTACAAATACTCTTGTAGGAAATAAACCTTGTGTAAGTGATTGGTCTTCATTAAGTACTGCTCTTACAAATGGAGGTCTCACTCCTTCAGATTGGTTTGTACCTAGTATCACTCAATTATATTCTGGATATACCTGTAGGACTTATTGGGACTCATTCTCCTCCACTCGCTACTGGAGTAGTACAGAGTTCAATGCTACTTTCGCTTGCTACATGCACTTCAATGTTGGCGATGATCACATCACCTTTAAGACGAATACGCTCTGTGTCCGTGCCTTCAGGTGTGTGACTTATTGATACTTGTACTTTGTTTTTTGTACTTTGTATCCAATTTTTTTATAAATGAAAATAGAAATCCCAGTATCAGTTGGAGAATTATTAGATAAGATTACTATTCTTCAAATCAAATCTAAACATACGGATAATGAATATGTGACTAAAGAACTTCAAGACTTGACTAAAATAGCAGAGGATTTACAGGTTTATAAAGAATCATATCTTAATGAACTTTTAATCGTCAATTCTTTATTGTGGGATATTGAGGATTCTTTAAGAGAACTTGAAAAGCAATCTAGATTTGATGGTGAGTTTATAAGTCTTGCTCGTCGGGTTTATATTACTAATGATAAAAGAGCGGAGATAAAAAGAAAAATAAATGAGGAAACTCAATCATCTTATCAAGAGGTAAAATTATATTGAGACTCCTTGACACCTGACCTCAAGTATCTTATAGTATAATTGATAAAATCTTTCAAGCAATTGAAAATACCTGAGTTGACATTCAATTTTCTTATTATATAAATTATATTAAAATTATAAAAAATTATGAATTTCACAGTTTATTCGAAACAAGATTGTCCACATTGCTACAAAGTTAAACAAGTCCTGGAGTTGACGGGAAGTAACTTTGTAGTTTATAAACTTGGAGAAGACTTTACCAAAGAAGAGTTTTATTCTGAGTTTGGTGAAGGTTCCACATTTCCACAAGTTCTTTGTGATGATGAGAAACTTGGTGGATGTACTGATACTGTCAAGTTTTTGAAAGAGAAGCAAGTTGTCTAATAGGAACATAAATAACTCTGAGAACCACGGTATAAATCGTGGAATCGAACTCATTCTCACGGGAGGAAAGAGAAAAAAGACCTATCCATTTCATATTATTTTTGAAAAGATGATTTGTTTTCTGAATCGAGAAATCATCATTCACTTTCAATTTTCTTTTGAGTCAAGGAAACGCACTAAATTCCCGGAGAAAAAAAATGTTAGCAGTTAGTCTAGTTTTAGGTTCATTTCTAACCGTTTTGTTTCTAATAGTGGGCCTCATCGGCGGATGGGTTGCCAGAGAATATATGATGAACTATCGTGAAGTTCCAATGCCACATCCCGAAATGTTTGATTCGCAGGGAAATCTGATTCCTGATGAAGTCATTGCATTCCGTTTTGATAGTGATTTTGGATACGACGACGATGAGGATGATGAGGAATAATTTGTACATTTAATAAAAATTTTTTGATATGACTACAACAAAAACTAAAGCAACAACCAAAAAGATAGAAACAGTATCGGAAGATCTTCCATCTAATCCCTTTTCTTTCGAAGTTTTGAATCTTGTATCCAAGCAACGATCAAATGTAAAGAAGGTAGAACTACTTAAAAGATATGAGCATCATTCTTTAAAGGCAATTTTTATTTGGAATTTTGATGAAACTATTACTTCTGTTCTTCCAGCAGGTGAAGTTCCTTATGCTGCCACAAGTGAGCAAAATTCTTTTAGTGGTACGCTGTCAGAAAAGATCAATGATGCCGTTGATAAGATGAGTGAACTTGGAACTAATTCATTAGGTTCTCAGGATCAAGGAAGATCTTCAATTCGTAAGGAATATGAAAAATTTTATAACTTCGTGAAGGGTGGTAATGATAGTCTGAGTTCTCTTCGTAGAGAAAGCATGTTTATCAACATTCTTCAAGGTCTTCATCCTTTAGAGGCAGAAATTCTGTGTCTTGTAAAGGATAAGAAACTTTCAACGAAATACAAGATCACAAAAGAAATTGTCTCTGAAGCATATCCTGATATCCAATGGGGTAATCGAGGATAAATTTAATTTTTAATTATGAGAGAATAACTTTGGAAAACAAAACTAAAGACGAAACAATGTCAGTAGAAAAGGAGAAACCGCCAAGTAAAGATAATGTATCTGAAATTTGGTCAAGTAAAGAGCGAGAAACTTCCAAGTCTCAGTATGAGTGTGAAATTATACATGAAGGATGTACTAGGCAGGATGCAAAAAATAAGCAACTGCCGGTAGATTCATACTTAGTATCTTATTTAAATGATGATAAGTTGTGTTATGATATCATTAGGACAGGTAAAAGAGTCAATATCTTTGATATGTACTATGATAAATTCGGTGATTGTCTCAGATCGATTGACTGGACTGATGGTAGTATAAATCCTAGACTTTGGGGATATAAACCACCTCAACCTAAGAAGAGAAAGTGATTTTAAAGGTACTGGAAAATCTTTCCGGTACTTTTTTGTTTATAGGTAATTTTATAAATAACTAAAAAAAGAAAAAGATGAAATCATTTAATCAGTTTCTGCAAGAATCATATTTGAGTGAAGAGGAGGTGCAGGGCAAAGTACTTACAAATAGAGGAACTGCTCAGAATTTTACAAATCCTAAAAGGATTCCATTTACTGGAACTGATTTAATTAAACAGGGTCCTAGAAGTCCTTTACCAGATTCTCCACAAAAACCAAGAGTATCTCCTGGACAAATGGAGATTCCTTTTGGTAAACCACCAACAGGTACAACAACTAAAGTACCTGGATCTAGTGTAAGAGGTCCTGGTGGCGGTTCTGGTCCTGGTGGCGGTTCAAAATCACCAAAAACACCAGAAGCACCAAAAGTTCCTGGAAAATTTGCAAAGATTGGTAAATTTGCAGGACCTGCATCGGCAGCATTAGATACGGCACTTTCTACTGCTGACGAAAGATCAAAAGGATCTGGTTGGGCAAGATCACTCGCTAAAGGTGCTACAGTTGCTGCTGGAGGTTTATTAGGTGGAACTGCTGGTGCGATTGGTGGTGGTGGTGTTCTGAGTGCTGCCACAGGAACTGCTGGTGCTCTTGCTGGTGGATCTGCAGCAGAAAAAGCATTTGATGTTGCCGCTGGTGCAAATGCAAAACAAAGAAAGCAAATTGCAACTGCCAATCGTAAAAGTCAATCGGGTGGAGCAATCAAAGGTATTGGTGGACCTACCAGTTTTGATACCAAAAAGAATACTATTACGAGTGGTGGAAAAACAGCACAGTTAGGTAAGACTTCTGTCGTTACTAATCCTAAAACTGGTAAGCAAGAAGTTGGGAATCTTGCATATAAGAATGGTCAAGCAGTTTACAAGAGATCAGATACTAAGAGTCTGGCGCAGACATCCTCCAATCCATTAGAAAGAATTGGTAGAACAATGTTTGCTGGTGCATATAAGAAATCTGATGCTGCGAATGCTGCCGCGAAACTTAATCAGGCACGACAGTCTGATTCTGCCCGCAATAAGGCACTCGGAGTGAAAATGCTTCCCGGCAAATAAAATATATTACTGAGGAGGGTTGACACCCTCCTTTTTTTTATGTAAAATGTATCGAGAGTATTCGACTATCAAATGAATAAAGACAAACTAAAACTCCTTGTTCGTAATCTAGAACTTCTTGTAGATTCTTTGAAGGGGGAAGTTTATTCTGATGTTTCTTCATATCGATATGAAGAAATTGTACATAAGAACTTAGATTATGATGAAATTTTCGAGGATGATGATGACTAAAAGAGCAAAACAATTAATTAAATTATTGGAGAGATTGGTAAAACAAGAACACTTGTATTCTGATTCTCAACTCAAAGAAATGAAATCGCAACTGAGACTTGCCAAAGAAGAACTAACAAAACTTGAAGCACAAACATCAAAGGGATTTGGAAAAAAATGAAACCTATTAAATCAAAAGATTTACTTGAACTTGATAAGAATCTTGAGGTAGTAAAACTTCAATGTTACCCAATTCCAGAGCAAGTAATTTGGCAAGCAGGTAAGGGTGATTATTCTGAAGTTCCTATTCATCAAGTGGAAGTTCCTAACAATCAAAAATGTGGTGAGTGGGTTGTAGAACAACTTCTGGCAAATGAAAGGGGGCATTGGGGTCCATTGGAACACCCACAAATTACATTTTCTTGTGCTGGATTTGTTCACAATGTAATTGTTCAGGCAAGAACTCATCGTATTGGAACTACTTGGGATGTTCAATCTCAGCGTTATACTGGTAAGCGTGTAGTTAAAGTTGCCAGTGGGGAACTGGATGTTGAAGAAGTCTTCTATGTGCGCCCTGTGGGGTTCTATACCAACCGTAAAGGTAAGAAGTATGAGTGGACAGGAGAAGATCGACAAGATGAACTACAGTGGATTGTGGGGGGGTGTAAGCGTTATGCTGTGAAGTATGATAAAGGTATGTGTGAAGAGCACATTCGTGATTATCTTGCACAAGCAATTCGCCAGAACTTTGTAGTTTCATTCAACCTTCGTTCTGTACTTCACTTTATGGATCTTCGTTCTAAACTTGACGCACAACTTGAGATTCAAGCATTGTGTGATTCTTTTGCACCAGAACTTCAAAAATGGACTCCAAGTATTTGGGCATATTATGAAGAGAAACGTCTTCACAAAGCACGATTGAGTCCTTAATTATATAAATACTGGTAGAGTAAAACTACCACATTATGGTTTCACACTATATTTACAAAATAACTAATACTCTAAATCAAAAAATTTATGTTGGAAAATCCAAAAATCCAACAGTTAGATGGAGACAACATAAATCTCATTCCAAAAAAAGAAACACAAAATTATATTATGCTATGCGAAAATATGGTATAGAAAATTTTACATTTGAAATTTTGGAGGTGTGTTTAGAAGGTCAAGTAAATGAAAGAGAAATTTACTACGTTTCTCTTTTGGAACCATATTATAATATGACTAATGGTGGCGATGGTGGTGGATTTTTAAATAAAAAACACGGAGATAACTGGAAGAATGCAATTAAACAAAGCAATTCTAAAAAAGTTGCTTGTTATAATTTAGATGGACATCTAGTGAAAGTATATGAAAGTTGTAGAGATGCATCTTATGATGTTTTTGGTAAAGATTGTAGAGGTATTAGTGCTGTAACCAGAGGAGAATATCAAACATATGGGGGATATCAATGGAAAAGTTTTATTAATCATCCAGAAATAAAAATAGAACCATATAAAAGAAAATCTCATAACGTTAAAAAAATAGCAAAATATGACCTCAATGACAATTTAATAGAAACATATGATAGTATGTCTATCGCGGCTGAAAAAAATAATGCTTCAACTTCTAAAATAACTTTGGTGTGCCAAGGAAAAAGAAAATTACATAAAGGATGTAATTGGAAGTATGTGGTATAATCACTCTAAATAATCATATACATTATTTTGACAAATGGCAATTTATCCGATCAGGCATATAGAAACAGGTGAGACGAAAGTGATTGAAATGAGCGTTCATGATATCACGCAGTGGTATAACGACAATCCCCAGTGGTCCAGAGATTGGTCACAGGGATGTGCGACTCCAGGAGAGGTTGGAGATTGGCGAAATAAGTTGATCTCTAAGCATCCCTCATGGAATTCTGTTTTAGATAATGCAAGTAAAGCACCTAAATCCACAGTCAAAAAAATCTAACATGTCAAGAAGAAAAAAGGCTAATGATCAATATCATGAACTAGGTGGGATTCCAAAGCAAAGAAAAACAAAAAAACCTATTGGAGCGGATAATTTAATTGATATTGAACCATTAACCGAAAATCAAAAAAAATTGTTCAATGCCTATGATTCCCAAAAACATATTGTCGCTTATGGTTGCGCTGGAACTGGTAAAGCACAACCTCTATATTCTAAAGTTTTAACTCCTTATGGGTGGAAATCTATGGGAGAAATTAAACTTGGTGATGATGTATTAACTCCAAAAGGAAAATCTTCAAGAGTTAATGGAATTTTTCCCCAAGGAAAAAAACATATTTATGAACTTGTTTTTCACGATGGATCTAAAACTAGATGTTGTTTAGAGCATCTTTGGGAAATTAATACTTCAAGTGATTGGAATAGAAGAAAAAAGGGAAATAAAAAAATAGTTAATACTCAATATATTATTGATTTTTTAAAAGAAAAAGAAATTAGAAAATCTACAACAAATATTTCAATCGATTTAATTGAACCAATTAAAAACGATGATATAAATTTACCTTTAGATCCTTATCTTCTTGGATGTTTAATTGGAGATGGATGTTTAACTACAGCAACTCCAAAAATAACATCAAAAGATATTGAATTGATTAGCAAATTACAAGAAATTATTGGGGAAGAATACGATATAAAACATTGTAAATCTTCTCAATACGATTATAATTTTGTTGATAGTTTATCTCGTAAAAATAAATTTAATAGAATTACTAAAATTTTAGTAGAACTTAATATTCAAGGTAAAAAGTCTTACGAAAAAACTATACCATCAATATATCTAAATTCTGGAACAGAACAAAAACTTAATCTTTTGAGAGGATTGCTGGATACTGATGGAACAGTGGATAAAAGAAATGGAACAGTTTCTTTATCTACGACAAGTGAAATTTTAGCAAAGCAAGTTCAAGAAATTATATGGTCTTTGGGAGGTATTTGTAAAATAACTTCCAAAATTCCCTCATATACTTATGATGGGGTGAAAAAAATTGGTAAAAGATGTTATAATGTTTGTATTACAATGAGAACTCCAAAGGAATTATTTTCTTTGCAAAGGAAAAAAGATCTTTGTCGCGAAACATATGATGAATTGCAATATAGGAGAAAAATTAAAAATGTAAATTATATTGGTGAAGATGAAGCACAATGTATTATGATAGATGATGAAAATCATTTATATATTACTGATGATTATATTATCACACATAATACTTTTATTAGTCTTTACAATGCTTTGAAGGATGTATTGAATGAGCATTCTCCAGTAGAGAAAGTTTATATTGTTAGATCTTTAGTTGCCACAAGAGAGATTGGATTCCTTCCTGGAAGTCATGATGATAAGGCAGATATTTACCAAATTCCCTATAAGAATATGGTAAAGTATATGTTCCAAATGACAAGTGAAACGGATCTTGAAATGCTTTATGGAAATCTAAAATCTCAAGAAACTATTAAATTTTGGAGTACTTCATTTCTTCGTGGTACTACTTTAGATAATGCTGTGATTATTGTAGATGAGTTTAGTAATCTTTCATTTCACGAATTGGATTCTATTATTACTCGTGTTGGAGAAAACAGTAGAATTGTTTTTACTGGAGATACTGAACAAAGTGATCTATTAAAACAGAATGAAAGGGATGGTGTAGTTGAATTTCTTAAGATTTTAAAAACGATGATATCTTTCGATACCATTGAATTTACTGTTGATGATATTGTCCGTTCTGGATTGGTTAAGGAATACCTTATTGCAAAACACGAATTGGGAATTTTCTATCGGTAATGCATCATAATAAAAACAAAATGGAGTTTTAATGTTTAATCATATTGATGTGACTCTTCCAAAACTTGAAAGGGAAACTATAGATGGTGTAAGATACTATACTTTACCTTCTGGTAATAAAAAATTAGTGTCTATCACCTCAGTTATTAGTCATTATAAAAAGGATTTTTTTGATAATTGGAGGAAAAAAGTAGGCATAGAAAAAGCAAATAAAATTACAAAAAGAGCAACAAGTAGAGGAACTGATACTCATTCTTTAATAGAAAGTTATTTGTTGAATGAAACTTTACCATCAGTTCAACCAATATCAGAATATCTTTTTAAGATTGCAAAACCTACTATTAAACGTATTAATAATATTCACTGTCTTGAAAGTTCTTTATATAGTGAAGTTCTTGGTGTTGCAGGTTCTGTAGACACAATCGCAGAATTTGATGGCGAACTTGCCGTAATAGACTATAAAACTTCAAAAGAACCAAAACCCGTTGATTGGATAGAAGGATATTTTGTCCAAACAATGTTTTACGGAATGTCTCTCTATGAGATGACTGGTATTATGGTTAAAAAATTAGTTATTATAATGACCTGTGAGAATGGTGAATGTGTGGTTTATGAAGAACGAGACCTTAAAAAGTATATGAAATTAGTTATTAAGTACATTAAAAAATTTGTAGATGATAAATTGTCCGAAATTGATAAATAACATTACCTGTAAGTCGCATTATGGGTGGAAGAGGTGCTTAGGCACCTTTTCTTATATAAATAATATTGCGACTTACAGAGTAGAACTATGAAAAACCAAAAGGAGTATCATTACACCTATTATTCTTATGAAGAATGGGGTAGAGGATATATTGGTTCAAGAAAGTGTTATTGCTTTCCGAAAGAAGATGTAAAGTATCTTGGATCCTCAAAAGACAAAACATTCAAACCAAAATACAAAATAATACTCAAAGATGATTATGCTACAAGAGAAGAAGCATATGCTGATGAAATTATTTTACAAGAGTATTATAAAATAGTTGAAAATCCCCACTTTGCAAATAGAGCGTATCAAACTTCTACTGGATTTTCAACATATGGTAAAAAGCATACGGAAAAACACAAAAAATATTTAAGTGAATTATTCAAAGGTAAAAAAAGATATGAAAATATACCTCATCCATTCAAAGGAAAAAATCATACTGAAGAATGGAAATTGAATCAAAGTAATAGAATGAAAAATGACAATCCTATGAAAAGGCCGGAAGTATCTAGTAAACAATCTCAAAGTATGAAGGGAAAAAAACCTTGGAATAATGGTATAATTAATTTAAATACAACCGGAGGAAAAAATCCAAGAGCAAAAAAAATTATTTTTGATGGAAAACCTTTTGATTGTATAAAAGATGCTATTGAAAAAACAGGTATATCTCGACATATGATTAAAAAATCTTGTATTTTTATTGACTAATATGATATTTTGAGTTATAATAAATACTATATTGTAAAAAATTATGAGTAATGCACTAGAAAATCTTCTGGAATTTAAAATAGAATATATGGAACCTAATAAGGAATTGGAACAGGCAATAGAGGATAAGTTCCTCACTCCCTCCAAGTTTTCTCTAGAGATAGAGAAGATTGTTGCGGAGGAGAATATGAACTACATCGATGCCATTTGTCATTATTGTGAGATCAATAAGATTGAGGTAGATTCAATTACAAAACTTGTATCTAAACCCCTCAAAGAACGATTGAAGTATGATGCTATCAATCTAAACTTTATGAAGAAAACGTCACGTGCAAAATTGCCACTATGAGTCCTTTTGAGACATATCAACATTATCTTTCACTCAAAAGTCATTTCACAAATCCAAAATATGATTTCTTTAAATATCGTGGGAAGTCAAGAGCAACTCTAACTTCTTTTAACCGTAGAAAGGACCGTTATTTCTTTGAGAAATCTTCAAGGAAATATTCTGATAAAGAAATTGTAAATTTTCTAGTATCAAACTTTGTTGCCACAGACACCCCACAAAATTTATGGATTGGTTCTTTAATAAACGAAGGAGAAAGAACTTATTCTGAATGGATGAAACGACAACAGAGCTTAACTTACATATTCAAAGAACAATCGGAAGAATTACTATCAGAAATCAAATTAGAAGATGTATTCAATTGTTCTAAAGGTCATCCACCGATTCTAAAAAAGTTCCTGGGTGGGAAGATTTCACCTGAAGTCTTAGTAATTTATGATATACTATTTCAGTTCGGGAATGTCTTTGATAAGAAACTTATAGATCCCGTATGGGAGACCGTAAGTTTAAAAATTCGGAAATACAAACCATTTCTTCAAATAGATGTTTTTAACTATAAAAAACTTTTACGGGAAATAGTCAATGAGTAAATTCTTTGATTCTGAATTAATTCAGGATGAACTTGAAGAAATCAATGATCTTCAAAAATCCATTTATGGAAGTATTTTGTCGTTTGGTACTATGACTCGTGAAGATAAACTGGAACATATTGAAAAACTTACACAGTTGCTAGAAAAGCAACGTGTAATGTATACACGTTTGTCCCTTTCAGATGACCCACAAGCGGTTGAAATGAAAGAAAATCTTCGCAAATCTGTGTCTCTGATGGGATTTCCTCCCGATACAGATATGAATTTACTTTTTAATAGTATGAATAAAACCATTGAGTCTCTCAAAAAGTTCATTGACAAGTAATACTATTTTTGTTATAATATCTAAGTAAATCCAAAACATCCAAATTATCCGATGGCATCCAAACTTGAAATGTCAGTCTCTGATGTTGATGTGAAATATCCTCAATTTAGATCAGATAGACTCAAATTTGAAAAGCGAGTAATTTTAGAGTCTTTACAGTGGAGAGTTGATAATCCCACTGCAAAAAATCTTAGTGTTAGGAAAAAAAGTATTAAAACTTATTTTCCATATCTTGATGATGAGGCAGTACGGACAGTGCAAGCCACATTTCGTGCTAAATTTTACGATCATAAAGATGATACTGATTATTCAAAATATTGGAATGAACCTGCTCTTTCCCAAGTTTTTTCAAGTATTGAAAAAACTTCTAATGCCATTACAAGAGCATTGTTTGATATAGATACTCCAAATGGTTTTGTTGCAAGACAAGGCTTTGTTCCTGCAAAAATTCTTAATAATATTGAAGTTCATTTTGATGAACTGGTTTATAGGGGTAAACTCAAGTCAGAAGATCATTTCTATGTTATAATTGATGCTGTCAGAAATTACTGACTACATCCTCCAAATCGAAACTATCTAAGGTAATCCAAATGTCTTTTTCCGATCTTAAGAAACAATCCAAACTCGGTTCCCTGACCGCAAAACTGGTCAAGGAAGTCGAAAAAATGAATAATACCACATCATCTGGTGATGATCGTCTATGGAAACTTGAATGTGATAAGAGTGGTAATGGTTATGCCGTCATTCGTTTCCTTCCCGCACCTAACGGCGAAGATCTGCCGTTTGTAAAACTGTATTCTCATGCCTTCCAAGGTTCTGGTGGTTGGTACATTGAAAACAGTTTAACCACTCTGAATCAGAAGGATCCAGTTTCGGAAATGAATTCTGAACTCTGGAATAATGGTACAGATGCTGGTAAGGAAATTGCCCGTAAGCAGAAGCGTAAGTTGACTTATGTTGCTAACATCTACGTGGTCAAAGATCCTGCCAATCCTGATAATGAAGGTAAGGTTTTTCTTTATAAGTTCGGTAAGAAAATCTTTGATAAGATCACGGCAGCGATGCAACCAGAGTTTGAGGATGAGCAAGCAATTGATCCTTTTGATTTCTGGCAAGGTGCTAACTTCAAACTGAAGGCAAAGAATGTTGCCGGTTATCGTAACTACGATTCTTCAGAATTTGCCTCACAAGGATCTTTGTTGGATGATGACGATGCAATGGAAGCAATCTGGAAGAAGCAATATTCTCTTGCAGAACTTGTTGCTTCCGATCAGTTTAAGTCTTATGATGAACTGAAGAAGCGTCTTGATTATGTTCTTGGTAACAAGAGTACCCGTCGTCAAGACTCTGAGGTTGCTGATGAAGAGGAAACTTCACGGGGTTCGGAAAGTGATCTTGAAGAAGATCTTCGTACTCAGTTGAAGAATCTTGCTCCCACCAAGTCTTCTTCTTATGATGAAGAAGATGATGATACTCTAAGTTACTTCGCAAAGTTGGCAGAATAACGGAAATGGGGAGGGAAACCTCCCCTTTTTTACGGCATCGTGACTCTAGTATTTTCAGTACGAATTAAAGTTTTATTGACATATTGAGAAGATTTGTCATAATACATAATTCTTCTCATATCATTCAGATACTGTTGGAGATATGCCTTTTTTAAGATATAAATTGATCTTTTCTTATTATTTTTAATTACCTCATATTCATAATTACTGATACCAGTAACCGGATTTAATGTTACCCTATAATCATCCGGATTTTGAATTGAAAAATTGGAATCAACAACATTACCTGCAGGAAGAATCAGACGACCTCTGGAGTCTCTAACTTCTTTAGTCTCATAATGATGATTCGAATTTAAATTTTCCTTATAAAGTTCTTCTGCATATTGGTAGATATCTCTATCAGATAGTGGCCATTCGTTTCTTACGTTTACAATTCCTGCAGTTAAAATTACGACCCAATCCAAATCTGCTCTACCATATAATTCTTCTGCCACAGTATCCGGACGAGCACCATCAGTAATTTGATATTTGTCAAAAAGAGTAACTACATTGTGCAAATCGTCACGAAGTTTGACTCTACGAAACAAATTTTTAGCACGAACATAAGCATCAGAAGAATTTCTGCCTACAAAAGGTGATTGATATTCTAAATCTGGTAGTTCTCTAAAGTATCCCATTAGTATCCAACTCCGATATCTGTTGAATCATCATAATCACTAAAGTAAACTGGATTCAATTCTTGAAATGATAATGTAAGTTTCATATGAACTGGTGTTGCATCTTCATAAGTTGCATAAGCACCAGATGCAGTATAATCAACTGCCATGTTTGTTAGGGCACATGGTTTGAATGAGTTTAAAAATGGATGTTTTTCGCCACCACTTCTATATTCCAATTGAAATACATTTGGAGAATCGATAAACAATCCAGCACCAGTACCAGTTGATGTTTTTGCAGCCATTGATTTTTTAAATGCTCTTATAATACTTTTAACGGATTTTGATTCCACATCATCTCTTGGTGACATATTAAATGTAAAATTAAATGATCTTAACTGTACTCCCTTAAAGAGTAGTTCCATATTTGGATTGAGAATTTTACCTTCTGATCTAGAAAGAAGACTCTCGGCACTAATATTTGCTCCTAGATTATTGACTGCCATTGCGGCCATATAATTAGTAACTAAATCTTGCCCATTTCCACTAGTAGCCACATTTTTTATTGTACTCATCAAATTTTTACCTGCTTCCAATGGACTATCAGTGCCTGTCATAATATTTTTTGATGCGCCAAGTGCATATGCAGCTAAAGGATTTAAACTATCATCGCCCCAATCGACCATATTACTATCACTAATTCCTTGTGGCATGGGAAGAAGAATTTGATATAAGGAGTTCGTTAAATTTCCACTATCCGCCAGTGCCTGAGTGGAAGTTCTCTGAATAAGATTTGATGGATTGGTACTTACACCTGGAGGTACATAATTGACGATAAGAATCTGCAGATAATCATCAGACTCAGTTATTCTTTTTGCTGGATATCTGAAACATTCTGCCATTTGAATTTTCTAACTATTTAGTCTATGTTGATAATATCTTTCTATATGGGACATCATGAAGATAATCAAACTCTTCACCTCTTTGAACTCTATGAAATGAACTTCCAACTCCTTCCCAAACATAATTTCTATGATCTGACCAATGTACATTATATCCCCTAAATCCTGATAAATCGATTGATTCAACCATCAATAATGGATGTTGATCGTATAAAATTCCTGGTGTTTTTGCAGTATAAACAAAAGTGTATATATTTCCTGGTCTTGGATATTTTTCGGTGTCGTCAAATATTTTTTGAATAATTGACATAATTTCATCTTCACTATCAATTCCTTGTAAAATTGCCTCTTCCAGCATTTGAATTCTATTTAATTTTTTAGTAGGTACTTCTAATTGCTCTAAAGTTTCTGAAGTCTGCTCTTCTTGTATGGATTTTTGTTGTTGCTCAGAAAGTTTTTCTCTCTGACTTGTGAGAAGAGGTTTAATTTTTCCTTTTGGAATTTTACTTACTTTTCTTGCCATTACTTAATTACATTGTTATTAATAAATTTTCCACCTCTATTAAGAATAAGATATCTAGAAAGTCCCGTTTTTTCCATAGTTTCAGTCATAGACGCATACACATTCCCATTATAAAGAACTGGTTTCCGATTACCACTTGGTCGTCCTTTCATCATTTCACCATGTCTTTTATGCTTTTCTTTATCAGTTCTATTTCTTTCTGTCATTTTTTTTAAATTTTCTGTGTAGTAAGACATTGGTCTTGGATTATTTTTTAATCTTTCTCTGTGTGTTTTTGAAATTTTTTGTCTTACTTCTTCTGTAACTTTTCTCCCTTTCAAACTTATTTTATTTGCAGCACTTATTTTTGCCCTAACTTCTGGTCTTTTTGTTGGACTGGCATCACCATACATTTTGGGGGGTGCATTACCACCATCAGCAATATTCATCAAAATGCCAGTCCCATCACATTTTTTACCAAAGATAGAAATCATATAAATTTCATGCTTAAATGCTTCTTCTTCTGTTAAATTTTGCTTTAATTTGATTATTTTACTTCTATCTTTTGGTGGTCTACAATTCTTTCCATACTTATAAAATAATCGGGATCCTTTTCCTTTCCCAATATAATAAGGCGTTCCATTTTCACGCAAGTAAGCATAAGTGTAATAGTCTTCCATTCTTTATTTTTAATCTTTTTTATATTTATAACTGAAAAGTTCATCTTCTGTGAGAATTTTAAATTCATATCCCCTATCAGCACACCATTCTTCTGCTACCTTCCATTTTGCCTGATTCTTTGCATACTCAACCACTTCGTAAATATATCCTTTTGTCTTTCTTTTTTGTGGTATTGGTTCTACTGTTTGTTTCTTAGGTTTAATTTCAATGATACATTTTTTAATTTCACCACTACTTTCCTTTATTTTGATATAAAAATCAGGAAAATATCTATGAATCTTATTATCAATAGGTGATCGGTAAGGCAATGCAAAAATTTCACTTCCCCATTCAAGAATATTTTCATTGAGATCACAATACTTCATGAATTTGCGTTCCCACAAAGACCTATAAGTAATGTTACTATAATCTCCTCGGTATTTCTGGGGATTGATTGGTTGATATTTTCCTTTATACGACATCTAAATATAGTATAAGACTTTAAGAGTATTTAGAGTGTCCATAGCACGTCCTCGCAAGATATCTCAGATTAAACCACTCTTTGGAAATCTTGCACAAACCAGTCACTATCAAGTTTACTTTGGTGGATTATCAAGACCTCTTCAAAGTTATTTGACTTTGAGAGGTGTTAGTTCAAGATTCGTTGCAGAAAGTGCTGGATTATTGTGTTCTTCCGCATCATTGCCAGGCAGTTCTCTTGGAACTGCGGATATTGTTGGTGATGTTACGGGAGTCGCCGAAAAGATGGCGCATACTAGAATTTTTACGGCAATTGATTTAACATTTTATGTTGATAAGGAATATAGAATGTTAAAATTTTTGGAGCACTGGATAGAATTTATTGCCAGCGGATCTGGAGTAAATGCTGGTAGAGAGGGATATTTTTTCCGAATGAAATATCCGATAGATTATAAGACAAATACTACTAAAATTTTAAAGTTTGATCGGGACTATAGAAATGAAATTGAATATAATTTCTTTGGATTATTTCCGACCGCAATATATTCTCCATCAATCGCATATTCAGATTCTCAAGTATTAACCGTAACCGCATCATTTAGTTATGAAAGGTATGTTTGTGGTTCTATAAGAAGTGTGGATATAAATTCTGCTAAGGATAATAATAAACAACCACAAAATACAACTCAAGCAAATACCAGTGGAAATTCTCAAGATAGACTTGCAACAGGAAGAGATGAAATGTTATGGAGAAATCGAAATGAAGGTACTGGAAGATTGGATGATCCAAGACCAAGAGGAATAGGTGATCCATCTTCCAGAAACAGTGGATGGTTTTCTTTTGGTGATGGTGGTGGTGGATCTTCTGCACAGGATAGTGGAATAACTGGAACAAGTGGAAATTTTGGAATAATTTCTTCAGGTAATGACTCTAATGAATCCTAAATAAAAGCAAGTGATTTGAATTTAAAAAAATGCTACCAAAGATTGCGACTCCAATTTATGAGTTGGAAATACCATCGCTAAAGAAAAAGATTAGATATCGTCCATTCCTAGTTAAAGAAGAAAAGATTCTCATCATTGCAATGGAAAGTGAGGATAGTAAGCAGATTGCAAACGCAGTTAAGACTGTAATTTCGAATTGTATTTTGAGTAAAGGAATAAAGATTGATGATCTTGCCACATTTGATATTGAGTATCTCTTTTTAAATATTCGTGGCAAGTCAGTTGGTGAGACTGTTGACGTATTAATTACTTGTCCTGATGATGGTACAACAAAAGTTCCTGTTAGTATCAATCTAGATGAGATTCTGGTACAAGATCAAGAAGGACATTCAAGAGATATTAAGTTGGATGATATTTTGACCATGAGAATGAAATATCCTTCTATGTCAGAATTCATTAAAAATAACTTTAATAGTGACGAGGGAATTGGTATTAATGAATCATTTGATTTGATTTGTACATGTATTGATCAAGTTTATTCTGAAGAGGAATCTTGGGTCGGAAGTGATTGCTCTAAGAAAGAACTTTCTGAATTTGTGGAGCAGTTAAATTCTAAACAGTTCAAAGAAATTGAAAAGTTCTTTGAAACGATGCCCAAACTTTCCCATAATATTAAAATTAAAAATCCAAATACTGGCATTGAGAGTGAAGTGGTATTGGAAGGACTTCCATCTTTTTTCGTGTAGCACTCTCCCACACGGATTTGGCATCGTATTATAGAACAACATTTTCTTTGATTCAGCACCATAAATATAGTTTGACCGAGTTAGAAAATATGATGCCGTGGGAGAGGGAAGTTTATATTACACTATTACAACAGTATATTGAAGAAGAAAATCTTAAAAATCAACAATCCTAATGGCAGTTATACCGTCACCACTTTCCAGTTCTATTCAAGGTATTAATCAAACTACCGTATCGGGGAATATTTTTGGTGGTGGCAATAAAGTTGATGCACAAACTCAATCTTCAATAGATTCTAATACTTCTGCGGTAGCATCACTTCAGAAACAGGTAAATCAATTATCACAAACTAATGCACAAATTCTTGGCAATCTAACACAAATTGGAAATTTTCAGGCACAAGTAGATGGTGTTAGAGTTCAATTGAATGGAATTAGTGATACATTAGAATCGGTTGCAAAAATAACTTCAAATGAGAGTATATTAGAAAGACAGAAAGATCTTTATGAACAGGAAAAGCAAAAGAGATTAGCAGAAGCAGGAGCACGAGGTGGTCAAGAAAATCTATTAGAAACTAAAATTCAAAGTGCCTTATCAGAACCAGTAAAGCGTATTGGTAATAAGATATCATTTGGTTTTAATAACTTAATGAGTTTTGTATTTACACTTCTTGGTGGATGGTTAACTGTTGAAGTAATTAAGTCTCTAAAGGCATTTCAGGATGGTGATAAGAAGAAACTAAATGAGATTAAAGACTCTGTAATTAAAACATTATTGATTGCCGGTGGCGTATTTACTATTATCAGTTTTGGTATAGGTAAAGTTATTGGAACTATTACTAAACTTGTCGGAAAAATTGGAAAATTCGTAGTTGCAAATACACTTGGAAAACTTTTTGGAGGAATGGCAAGTCTTGTAAAAGGTGCAAAAAAAGTAGTAACTGGTAATGGTGTAAAAGAAGCGGCGGCCGCAACAAAAGGAGCTGCTGAAGGTGCTACAAAAGGTGCTGGAGAAGGATTTCTTGGTGGTATTACTAAATCCCTTAAAGGAATTGGAAAATTTGCTGGTCCACTGGTTAATGTTGCTTTTGGTGGACTTGACTTTATGGGAAGAAAAAAAGAAGGACAAACAACAACTCAGGCAGCTGCCGGAGCAACATCAAGTGTTCTTGCATCCGAAGCTGGCATAAAAATAGGATCAAAATTTCCCGGATGGACAAAATTTCCGGCTATGATTGGAGGTGGTGCTCTTGGTTATCTTCTTGGTGGAAAGGGATCTGATATTCTCACGGGAGTAGATAAACCAAAAGAAAAGGAAAAGGAAAAGACACCTACACCAGTTAAAACAACGCAACCAGAATCAAATAAACCTGCTCCATCAACTTCTATGACTCCTCCTGCAAGTAATTTGCAGATCAATTCACCAAATTCTGATAGAAAATTAGATACTCCAAAAGCAACAGAAACTCCAAAAGCACCAGATGAGGAAAAAGTAAAACAGTTTGAACAGGCATGGCAATATAAAAATAATCCTATGGCAAGAGGAAGAATAGAAAGTGCCTGGAGTAAAATGAGTACTGAGGAACATCAACAAGCAAAAGATTGGGCGAAATCGAAAGGATATGATTGGAGAGAAATGAAATTACCTGATAATGATAGTAATAAAACTTCTTCAAAACCTTCTACACCAGATATAGTACCTGCACAGACAACAAAAATGCAAACTGTTCCATTTAATATTGGTCCAGAACCTGAACCAAAACCAAATATTGTTTATGCTCCTTCCAGTTCTTCCTCACAACAACAAAAGCAACCATTGTCTATTGGGGCGGCCAGCGATGTTCCTAATATTCCATCATCAAATACTGATAATTTCTATACATTATACTCACAAATTCATTATAATGTAGTACTATAATATGGCAACAACATTTGTACCAACAATTAATATTACTAATGTGTCCAAAGGGATGAAATCCCTCAATTCTGGACTGGGAAATTTAAAGAAGTCTTCTGATGCCATAAAAACTGTTACTCTCAGGAGAACTAGAATAAAAAGAGAATCTTTTGTCAGAGATAAAGTTCTTTCAAATATGAGAGAGGAAGCAATTCGAAGAAAGGATCAAGAAAGTATAATCGAAGCTTCTGGAATTGGTGGTGCAATGAGAAGAAGTGCATCAGTTATTGGTGATAGTACAAAGGGATTTCTTGAGAGAATATTGGATTTTTCCTCCAGTCTTTTGATTGGTTGGTTACTTTATAATTTACCAACAATCATGACGGCAATTGAAGATTTAATTATTCGAATTAAATCTTTATATAGAATATTGACTGATTTTATGGGAAATATTAAAGATACATTGGTAAATTTTGGAGATCTTCTTTCCGGAGTATATTATGATATTTCTCATTTTGACTTTACTGATCAATCAAAAAAAGTTCAAGGTGCGATGGATGATTTAAATACTAATTTGGATTTAATGCATGATCAATTCATAGAAGGATTTGATATACTCAGCAAACCTCTTGGAGAAGGACCTGGAGAAGAACCAGTTCCAGAATTGAATACTGATTATACTCAACCTGGTCCTACTACTGGTGAAGGACAGCAATCTCCAAGTTCTTCTAGTGAAGTGGGAGGAGTTCATAAACAAGCCTTGAATATTATTGCAAAATATGAATCCGAAAGTTCTGGTGGTTATAATGCAATGAATCAGGGCGGAGAAGGTAGTCATGGAATTTATGGTTCTGGAGATTCTCAAAGTCCACGATTGCTTGGAAAAAAATTAACTGACATGACTGTTAGTGAAATTATGCGGAGGCAGGCAGAAAATAATAGGTATAGTGGACCAAATAAAGTTGGAATATTTGCTGCCGGAAGATATCAAATCATTCCAGATACCTTAAAGGGAATAGTTAAGTCTGGAGTAATTAAACCTTCGGATAAATTTGATGAAAGAACTCAGGATAAGGCAGGTCTACAATTAATAAAAGAAAGTGGTATTCAACCTTGGGCATTTGATAGTGCAAGTAGAGCAAGATTCAGTTCAAAAGAATTAAACATTGTTGAAAAGGCAAGAAAAACGCCAGTATCAATGATACAATCACCACAACCAACACCACCAAAATCAACTCAACCAACTGGAGCATCTGGAAATGTGATTACTGTTGGTAAAGGGATTGTTAATCAAGGATTTTCTGTAGCAGAAAATAAGTATTTTGCTAAGTCTAAAGGATTTAATCCAAAGGGAGATTCTCCTGTTTGGGCAGGTCATGCATCAAAAGATCATGGAACTAATGCTCTTGATGTTACAGATTGGAGGGGATCGGAAGCATCGGGAATTCCAAGATTAAAAAATTTATTCCTATCACTCTATTCGGGTAGAGAAAAATATGGAATTAAGGCATTAATATTTGATCCAATTGGATATTGGTTCACTGGAATGAAAGATTATAAGAGAGAAGCATATGGTGGGCATCATAATCATTTACATGTTGGATTTACAAAGTCTGCTGATACTGCACTCAAAAGTGATAAAGAACTTGGTATTGCTGACATAAGTGCTCCAAAACCACAAACACCACCAGCACAAGTAACACCATCGAAACCACCGGCACAAGTAACACCATCAAAACCGCAAATAGCACAAGTAACACCACCAAAACCACCAGGACAAAATGTTCCTTCAGTGGCGCAAGATAAAAAAGGTCCTACAGTTTTGATTGCAGATAATCCCTCATCGCCACCAACACCACAACAAGTTCCCTCATCTAATGAATCACAATTACAAATGATTCCTTTTGAAGATTCGTTAAATAGTCTTATTAAGAATCAAATACTTCTAGAGTTGGCGTATACCTAATGGCAGCAATTAATAAGTCAATTTATGAGGAATTGACACTAGAATCAAATGATCAAAAGAGAACGATTGATATTAGACAAGGTACAGTATCAATTGACTATTATGAAGATATTTTTTCACCAACCATTACTGCCAAGATTAGAGTAATTAATACCGGAGATAGCATTCAAGCACCTGATAAGGAAGGAAATCCTGATGGAGAAAAGCAATCAATTTATAATGGTCTTCCTCTTCGTGGTGGTGAAAGAGTTGCATTAAAGATTAAGGGCAACTCTAATGACAATCCTGGATTAGATTTTGCCACAAATCAAAAAGATTGTTTATATGTTTCAAGTATTACTGATATTGTATCAGAGACTCAAAGAGAAACATTTTTATTGCACTTAACTTCAAGAGAAGCAATCACGAATGAAACTTCGAGAGTTGGAAAAAAATATCCTACAAGTTCAACGATTGATGCATCAGTAACAGATATTCTTAAAAACTATCTAAAGACTGAAAAGATTGGAACAATTGACAAGACACAAAACAAATATGGATTCATTGGCAATCTAAGAAAACCATTCACAATCTTAGTATGGTTAGCATCAAAAGGAGTTCCCGCAGAAATTTCTGGAGATGCAACGGCAGGATTTGTATTCTACCAAACCAGAGAAGGATTTCAATTTAGATCGATTGATAGTCTAATCTCACAAAAACCAGATCAAATTCCAACATATACTTATACGCAGGTTAATGAATCTGGAAAGACCAGAGACAATGATTTTGCAATTTTAAATTATAAGACAGAGAAGAATCAAAATTTAATTGAAAAATTAAGACTTGGTTCTTATGCGAGTTATCGTATTTTTTATAATCCACTAACATTTGAATTCACCGATCCTCAAAAAGGAACATTCACGACTGATGATTATGTGAGTGGAGTAAAAAATCTTGGACAAGAACTTGAATTGCCTAAAATTTCTAATGATTCTAATATTGATCTTGGACATATTCCAACCAGATTTTTAACTCAGGTACTGGATATTGGTACAATGGAACCAGGAGTTTCTAAAGAAGGTAATTCTGATCCATTTAAGTATCAATCTCAGGCAATTATGAGATACAATATGTTGTTCACACAAACTATGAGTATTGTTGTGGGATCAAATACAAATCTAAAAGCAGGAGATATTATTCAGTGCAACTTTCCTAAAATCTCAAGAGGAGATAAAGAAGAGTATGATAAGGAACAAAGTGGTCTATATATGATAAAAGAACTGTGTCATCATTTTGATAGTAATGCATCGTATACTTCGATGAAATTGATTAGAGATACTTTCGGAGCACATGGTACAAACGACAAATAATGCAAGAATCCTCATTAAAAACTAATTTTCTAGGAAGAGACGGATTTCGTTGGTGGATTGGGCAGGTCGCACCAATTAAGGCACAAGGTGCTCAAATTAATGGTGGGGGATGGGGAAATCGCCATAAAGTTCGGATTATGGGATATCATCCCTTTGACAATGAACTTCCTGATAATGATCTTCCTTGGGCACAATGTTTACTTCCAACCACTGCAGGAACTGGTGCAGGAAATTATGCAACAAATACAAAAATTCAACAGGGTGATATTGTATTTGGATTCTTTTTAGATACTGATAATGCTCAGACTCCGGTAATTGTTGGGTGTTTTGGAAGAACTTCTCAGGTATTGACTGGAGATTATGCCGGACCATTTAAACCATTTACTGGTTATACTGAGAGAGTTAAAAAACCTGATGGAACTCCAGGAATTGGAGTATTAATACCAGATCAATCCAATGAATCAAATGCAAATAGTCAAGAATCTCCAATCAGTGCCCCAATAGCAGTCGCCGCACAAGTAAATAAGATTTCGTACTATGGGGGAATTGGTGAAAAGACTACTTTTGCCGATACTTGCAATTCCTCTTATGTTACAAATGCAATTACATCGGAGATTGATAATCTATTAAATAAAGTTCAGAACGGGGCGAATACATTTTTAAAGATTGGTGATGAAATCAATAAAGTCACGGATCGTATTCAAAGTCTTGCGAATGGGATTGTTGGAAAAATGTTCAACTTTCTCTACACCAAATTAGAAAGTTTATTGCGAGATGGTTTAGATAAATTATATAAGACAACAGTGGCGGCGGCAATAAATCCTGCCATCGGACATCTTGCCGGAGTCGCCGCACAAACTGGAATGCTGGGTCCAGTTGGAAAATTGCAGGATGCAATTAGTTGTGTTGCAAATAAAGTGGTAGAAGGTCTGAAGGGAATGATTAAAGAACTATTGAATTCTTTAATTGATAATGTAATGAACTTTGTAACTTGTGCCGCGAATCAGTTTATAGGATCATTTCTTAATAAGATCATTGATGATATTGTGGGTGGACTGGGCCCCGCAATCGATGGAGTATCCAAAATATTATCACCAACATTTAAGATTGCAGATTTTCTTCGTAGTTCGGTAGATTCTATTCGTACAATTGCTGGATTTTTTGATTGTGGTCAAGGAAATGAAAAGTGTTCCAATTTAATTACAGAATGGAAAACTGGATGTGGTGCAAAAATCCCAGGTTTGGATCAATTTTCTGAAATTTTGGATACTATGAATATAGAGGCATCAAGCAGTCTTCCAGTTGGAAATTGTTATACTGGAGTACCGACTAAATGTAATGCACCATCGGTAAATATTTTTGGTGGTGGTGGATCTGGTGCAATGGGAACTACAATCTTGGGATCTTTTGTGAATAATACTCCCGGTTTAAGTGGAGTGATTGATTCAGTTTCAACAACGGCAAGTATTATTGGTGTAAATATCACAAATCCTGGAAGTAATTATCGTTTTCCACCATTTGTCGAGTTTGTGGATAATTGTAATAAGGGATATGGTGCAGTTGGTAGATCGGTAATTAATGATAAGGGAGAAGTTACTGCTATTTACTTGGTTTCAACTGGCGAAAATTATCCAGTCAGTCAATCCCAAATTATTTCATATACCTTTGGAACTATTCCAACATCGATTAATGAAGGAAGCACTGGAACTTTCAATGTCAATACTATCGAAGTATCAAATGGCACTACATTATATTGGACTATTAATAATGCAACCACTACTGGTGCAGACTTCAGTGCCACTTCAGGTTTTTTTCAAATTAATAATAATTCTGGATCATTTGATATCACTACTCTTCCCGATTCTTTAGTAGAAGGTGATGAAACTTTTACGGTTTCTATTCGTACTGATAGTGATATTGGAACAGTGGTGGCAATAAGTGATAGTGTTGCAATTAATGATGCCATTGTTCCAAATCCCACTCCAAACAATAATCCAATTCCAAATAATCCTTATATTGGATCAACAGTAAATGATGTTATTGTGGATGATACTGGATCAAATTATTCAACTGGAGATATTGGAATTGATACTTTTGGAAATACTTATACTCTAATCATCAATAATGGGCAGATCATTCGGGCACAACCAATAAATAAGATTGAGGTAGATGATTTGCCAGTTATTGCTGTTAAGTCTGATACTGGATCTGGTGCAATACTGAGACCGATTTTGGGTCGAATTAATCCAGTCCCACAAGGCAAAATACAATTTATTAGAGATTGTCCGGATTAAAATGTCAGAAAAAAATTGGGATGCAAGGGATATTCTGAGTTTAGGTCCAAAGTTTCGGATTGATATTAACAATCCTTCAATGGGATCTGATGGTAATGATGTGTATAATATGTACGCCGTTACTGATTCTAAAGAAGTTTCACTCACCGGATTAACCGAAGGTGGAACTTATAGAATCTATAATGATGGCGTTACTGAAATTGTTGCCGGATACAAAAATCAAGGATCAGTTGATATTGTGATTACTGGTAAGAATGGTGATATTTGCATCACTGCCGAAAAGAATGGAAGAGTTCGTATTCGTGGTAAAAATATTATGATACAGGCAGATGAGGATGTGGATATTAAGGCAGGAAGAAATATCACACTCAAATCTGGTTCAGGAAGAATTTTACTGGACGGAAATAAGATTGATAGAAATGCACTAACTGGTAATATGGTTGAAAATACTTGGGCACATAATGTATTCAAGGGAAGTCAGGTAGGTGGAGATGTTGTTAAGGCTGCTTTTGATATTGCAACACCTCTTATTACTGGAAAATAGCAATGACAAATATCACAGTTACAGGTCAGGAGGCATATTTTAACGAAGACGCCAAATTTTTTAAAGATCTCTACATTTATGGGACACTTTATTATGAATTTGAGGCAAAGGGAAAGGAAAAAATTGGCGATATTGATGTAAATGGGACATCAAACTTCTTTGGACCTGCTAATTTTTATGGTGATGTTAATATTGAGTTTGTAACAGTTAAAAGGAGACTGAATGTTGGTATTGGTGGAACAACACTAACTGCAAATAATGATATTGGAAAAGTTGGTATTGGGACAACTGTTCCACAACAAAAACTGGATGTTGCAGGAAGTGTAAAAATAGATAAATACATTTACGATTCTGTCAACTCTCCTGGAAAAAATGGATATTATTTAGAGCGGGATTTGGGGGGAATTAGGTGGATTCCCGAAACTACAGATGATTTTGATGGCATTATGATACAAAATCAAGGATCATTTATCGGAAATGTTTAAATTTAAAATGGTAATTAGGGGATAAAATGACAAAATTTTATGTTCAAGACGAAGGCATATTTGTACCTACATCAAATTTAGCGCAGTCATTTGCTGTTCTTAATTTTATTCAAGAAAATAGTCTTGGACTTGGAACAGATACTTTAGTTCCTGTAGTCAATACCGATAATCCAAGTTTTATTGCAGATATAAAAACTAAGGATTTGTGGGGATTTAATTCTAGTGGCAATATCTATAGAATGACCAATGTTGGTATTAATAATAGTAATCCAACATCAACTTTAGATATTAATGGAACTCTTCATGCTACTGGTGCAACTGATCTAGATTCGACTCTAAATGTTGATGGTGCTACTACATTACAAACCACATTAAACGTAAAAGGTGCAACTGATCTAGATTCGACTCTAAATGTTGATGGTGCTACTACATTA